TTCATGCTGTAGAGCACGTCATGTACGCTGCGATTACCGGAGGTCCACAGGATCAGCGCCCAGGTCGTGTTGTTGATCCGCTCAGAGTTAGACTGCGACATCATCCGATTGCGGCCCCGGCCTTGGGTAGCCACGTAGGCCAGATTGCTGACCTCGTCATTTGGCATATTGGTGATCTCGTCAATACAGATCGGTAAGTTTTGAACCGTACCCATGCGGTGCATCTTGGACTTAAAAGTGTCCTGCTCGAGCAGCATGGTTTCTTCCGGGTGACCAAAAATAGAATTGATAAGCATTTCGATTGATGTCTTACCAGTGCCCGAGCCGTCATCAGTTAAGTGAATCTGCACGCCCTTGAGGTTTGTGAACTTAAGAAGCGGCGTGCCAAACCCAGCAAATAAATTAAATGCCCGAGCCTCCATGCCAGGCCGGTTGTACCAGTTAGCCAGTTTGCGCCAGCCCTCGAGCGTGCCTTTCTTGGTGTAAGAAGGAACTAAGTTAATTGTGGCTGTGGATGGTGGACTATAAATTACCTCGCCTATTTGAATCTCTCGATCCCCTAATACAAAAGTATTTTCAGCAGTCCAACCAAACTGCACGCGAGAAAGCTCCGCGCTTGTCATTGTCTGCAACTCTTTTACCCATCTAGTTATGTATGCCATGATTCCATCCATTTGTTTACCAAGTGCTGCCACACCTTTGGCAGCGATAATTTCTCTAAGCTTGTCTTTGGCCCCCACGCTAGTTAGGGGCACTGCAAATTCGCGAATGCCATCTCGCGGCATGTGTAGCCGCATCCAAACCATCTCTCCTGCATCAGGATCTTCTAATCGCTTAACAACATAAAAATCATGTTCGTAAATGAGTACGTCTTCCGAGTCTTCTTCAGAATCTGGATTAGACACTCCGCGCTTATAAACCCCTCCATTCTTTCCCCGGAAATAAGGAAAAGGGAATTGAGGAATCTCGACTGTGACTTTCTGTCCAAGCGTTTCGTTCTGGATAACAACAATATTATCTTCAGCAGTTGCCTGGGCGATCTCGGTGCCCAACTGGATAGGTGATGTAATCTTACCTTTGTGAACGCAACTCTCGCATCTTTTAGGGTTATGTTCCTCAAACTTAACGCAGGTGTGTGGACCCGCGATTCGATCCAAGCGATTTTCGACATCCGTAGGGTTGTAGCCGGGATGTTTATTTGAAATTCTATGCGCCGCTTCGCGCCCGTCTTCACAGAATTTAGCGATTGATAGCGCAGAAAACCATAGCGGTTCTGAAACCTCTGATTGGTTTTTGTAAATGTAATTAAGCTGCGAGCACCCTTTACCATCTTTGCTCTTCACCATTATGTTGTGAAACTTGGATATCCGGTTACCCATGAGCGACCGTGTTGTTTCATCCAAGGCTTTCTTGGTTGTCGGCATCGTCTCAAGAAAATCTACCTTGATCTTGTTTTTAAATATCTCAAACTCGATCTCAACAGACATCGCCATGACGGCAACCTTGCGGGGCGACTCTAAGTTTTTAAAATTTAAAGTATCAGGTACACGAAGTATCCGAGCCGCATCCGCAGTTACTGCAGGATCAGAATGCAGGTTATTAGCCGCACAGAGTTTTTTAAATGCTTCTGCTACTGGCTTCCACTCGTTATACCCAATGGTCTCTATTAGAGTCCAGTAAGCATGAACACCACGACCAGAATTAACAATCGTAGGTTTTGGAAGTCCTGTAGTAACGCAAAACTCTTTTAGTGCAGCCAGCGCCTGCACTTGACTTTCATACGGTTTACCCTCACCGCAATCTAAATCTAGCCAGAACGCCTTGAACCACTTGGCATTTTTTGCAGTTCTCCCAGAATTATCTTCAAACTTAGCGCAGCCGAAATAAACATCAAAGCTCTCTGCGAGCAGCTCTTCGACAGTTTCATTTAATTGTTCTAGTGTCTCTACAAAACTTTGCCTCGGGGCCCCTTTTCTTAGTCCCACCGCACAGTACAAGCCGCTTGAAGGCAAGACTGCGGAGAGAAAGAGATTCCTTGAGGTCATACGCTCTCAATCAAAAAACAGGTTTATGAAGACTTACGTCAGCTTTTTTATGTAATTTTCAATAGCTATCTCTTGTCGCCAATTAGGGTTTGACTTACCAGTGAACCACGCATATATCGTGGGACGAGTAACCCTAAAATCTCTAGCCACTTGTGAAATCGGGATGTTGGCCTCGATGCAAGCCTTTCCCAATCGCACTCCTAGCTTATGCTTTGGCGCACGTCTGACAGTCTTTACTAGCGCTAATGTGTATCCAATCATGGTTTAAAAGGGGGCATAAGCCCCCACCCCTTAGTTGCCCCAATCGTCAAGGATTTCTTCCACGTTCTTAGGCGCGGCTTCTTTTTTCTCCCGCTTTACGGGCTCTTTGACTGGCTCTGCTACAGGTGCCTTGTTCTCGATAGCCTTGGGTACTTCGTCTTTGGCACCGTCTAAGGCAGCAGGTGTATTACCAATAGCTTTTTGAGCATCTGCAGTTTTACCTTTGGTCTGCACCGAAACGATCTCTTCTTCGGACAAGGGGCGCACGGCTTTGAACACTAACTTTGGTGAGGAGCTTGCAGTATCAAACCGAACCTCGGTCACTACGTCAGTGATGTTTAAACCATGACTGCCCAACAGCTCGGCATAAGGTTTAATGCCCATCTTGCCATTGTCTGCATTCCATAGCGAGTTTGAGGGCAGCGTAAGCTGGTAGACATCACCATTGATATCACCTTCAAGCACGACCGCAAGACGGCGGCTGTAACGGCACGCACGTTTACCATTAGGGCCTGAGCCAGCCTGATTTTGTGGGCAGTCTACACAACGCTTGGACTGCGGGTTACGAGCCTTGGCGCTGGGTAAATCGCCATCATCGGAGAAGCAATCAGGAGCAGAGATCTTCTGGCCTTCCTTGAACTGAGCAGCATAAAAAGTACGTGAGTCTTTCGGGGCTGCGGCTACAACCACCACGTTCATAAAACGCTCTTCGTTCTGTGCTACTTCTTCACCATCTACAATCATGCGGAATACTCCAGCTTTGATTGAGATCCGTTTGCCGACAGGCGGCTCATTAGATGCACGCACACCCATTAGTGCTTTGGTGGCGTCATCCAGTTCTTTTTTTTGCAAATGGACGGGGATACCGCCTTTAAACAGTGTTACGTCTGACATGGTACTCTCCTTATTAAGATGCTCGAGTTACTACTACGGTTTGCTCACTGTCCAGATTCAAGCCTTCTGGCATGATGTCTGGGTTATCTTCAAGAAACTGTTCCATAGCGGAGTTAGTAATCCGCTGATGAAGTAAATTAAACGCATCACGTTCCTTGATGATTTTGTAAAGCGCAGGCCAATTACTTGTCCAATAACGCTTCGATACACGACGGCTTACTCTGCCGACATTTGGGATGCTGATATTACCACCAGCTTCTTCGCATCGAGTTAGGAGCTCAACAGAAATCTTTTCCTGCATTTCTTTGAGCTTACCTTTCTCACGCTCTTTTTCTTCGATAGCGTCGCGAAGTTTTATGTATGCCTTGATCAGGCGTTCTGTAGTTGTATCCATGTTGCTCTCCTTATATTTTTTCTGATTATGGGTACTATTCTTTACAATGTCAAGAGCTCTTCGTAAAGATCTGCAAGTTTTGTATGTACATCAATTTTGTCCTGCAACATTTTGTAAAGCCGCTTCTCTACGGGACTACCCTGAAGGTGGACTACCGTAGTCGGGTTTTTCTGACCCGCACGGTGCACCCGGGCGTTAGCCTGTAGGTAGGTCTCCACAGACATCACTGGACTCCAGTAGACAATAGTATTGGCAGCATGTAGGGTTACCCCGTGGCTGGCTGCTTGTGGCTGGATGACCAGCACCCGGGGGTCCTTCTCGTTTTGAAACTGCTCAAAAATCTTTGTTCTGGCCCCAGCCGATACACCGCCGTGAATGACCTCTACGGTGTAATGTTTTTTAAGGTGGACAGATACCGCCTCGATAGCGTGCCGAAAGGGCACAAATACCAATACTTTATGACTGGACTCATCAATGACCTCTTCCAGCACGTTAAGCCGGTTGGCAGCGTCAAATTCCACCACTTCGCCCGTGTCCGCATAGACGCACCCGCCGGATAATTGAAGTAATTTATTGAGATTGACTGCGGCATTGATTGTAGTTATCTGCTCGCCTGCTGCGTAAACCAGCATTTCTTTACGCATGATCTCGTAATACTTTTGCTGTTGATCTGATAGCGGCACATCCCGGGTGACGTAGGTCATTTCCGGCAAATCCAGGCACTGCTCTTTGGTAAACCGGATGGCTGGTTGCAACGCATCATGGACAATAACTTCAGAGTTAGGGCGCGGCACCCATTTAAATTGGGTAACTTTGTACATGACTTGGTCTCGAAAAGAAGCCATATACTTTGGCACACGGTCAGGAGCCACTAACTTAGCCAGGCCGTAGGCGTCCACGGGGGACTGAGCCGCCGGGGTTCCGGTCATCATCCACAGCCAAGTCTGGGGCTTGATCAGACGGTTAAGGACCTTCCAGCGCTTGGTCCCGGGGTTCTTGTAGGCGTTGGCCTCATCGACCACGATCAAATCAAAGCCAGCCTGGGCGATGTCATCGGCGATGATCTCGACACCGTCAAAGTTAATAATGACAAATTCAACGTCACTTTCTATAACATCTTTACGTTTGTTGCGAGCTCCGTAGGCCACATCTACCCGGCGGTGCATGGCAAACTTGAAAAGATCCGATCTCCAGGCCGACTCCATGATTGATAGGGGACAGATCACTAGCACCCGCTTAATAATCCCCAGGTTTATTAGATAGTCCGCAGCCCAGACTACAGAGCCGGTCTTGCCGGTGCCCTGCTCGTTGAAGCAAAAAGCCCGTTTGTGTAGGGTCAAGAAAGACGCCGTAGTTTTCTGGTGGTCAAAAGGTTTATACATTCCTCGCCAGTGATATTGCTTAAGAATTGGAGACGGAATATTTTTGATATTTAAGTTTTTTAAGACCTGCACCTCATGCATATCCCAGTTGACCAGCACTTCGTAATGGTCGTCGTGGACTTTCATAACCTGGCTTTTAGGTATGATTTTAGTGATGCGGTCAGCGTCGCGTACCTTAAGCAGTAACGCCCGGTTGTCAATAATCTTCACAGCTCTCTCCGCTGGGTCTAGCCCAGCTATGTTTTATTTTTTACGTTCTCGCGGACTTACTTCTGAAATCATTCTGCGCTTGGAATCTCGATCAAAGGATCTGTTTACAGAATCCTCTACAACTTTTGTTTTGCTTTTAATACCACCTTTAGATATAGCGGTAGTGTGATGCACATCCTTGCCATCATTTTTTTTAGCTTCACCATCTCGAATAGCTTGGCGTCTAGCCTTATTGCGAGCAGCACGATTTTTCTTTTGCTCCTCGGAATTGTGATAAGTTTCGTATTCGCGTTTATAGTTTCGTGGCATTTAATTTCTCCCATTATGTGAGCAACTAAGCACTGGACACCATTTCCTGCAAGTGAAGTTGCGTTTAGGGTTCCAAACATCCGATTCTACTGCTTCCTCGAGTTGCCGCACAATAGGTATAAACGGCTCAAAGTAGGCGTTCCGCTGGGTAAACTCATACTCTTCCGTAACAAAATCTTTGGCTACTACAAACAAAAGCCCTGCTTTTATTTTCTGGACATATGGAAAGTGCACAAACGTTGCAGCCGCTAGTAATCTAAGCTGTTTCATGTCAGCGTATTGCGAACTCTTGCCAGTCTTATAGTCCACTAGTCTGGCTTCTTTGTCTTCTTTATTGACGATCAACAGGTCCGCAACCCCCCGGTACCAGGCGGTTTTATCGGAAAAGTTTGTGATGCTGTAGCCATCTGGATGTTTCTTTACGCCCATCTGATACTCGCAGTATTTACTACCCTTGATTCTTAACAGCTTATCCAGCATAGGGGCCATGTATGCGTACTTCTCGGGAATAGGTTTACCGTCTCGGATAAATTCTTCCGCTGCAAGGTGGACCTCTTTCCCATAGATGATCGCATCTGATTCTGGTTCTGTAACATCTCTAGCTATCTTGATGTGGTAGTACTTTTTAGGGCACTGATCAAAAAGCGTTAAGGAAGAGTATGACCACGGCAGGACTTTAGGCATCGATATGGCTCTTTATAGCAACACGCATCATGCGTAATTCTACAATGGCCTCGTTTGTTTTTGAAGCAGCTTCCACATACTTATGCTTTAAAAGTAAATCATGGACTTCTTTCATTATCTTTTTTGTCGCCAGCTCATGCACGGAGTAATCAAGTAGAACCGTAGTTTTCACCATATCCAACCTTACAATTTAAAGGTAACCCCTGGGCCCACTCTGGCACCCAGCGCATACATTCTTCAACATACGCCTTGGCTTCGTTCTTCTCAGCCTTTGGCGCAATACAAGCAACCGCATCGTGCACTGTCAGCACGACCTTATACCGTTTGGCAATCATAACCATCTGCTCACCGATGACGCATCGGGCCAAACCCTGACAGATATTTTCTGTAAGCTTGCCACCGTAAATTTTATTTACCCCTTTGCGCGAGTCATAAACAAACTCTTCTTTACCCTCTTCGTTTGTAACTTTACGCAGCTTAGGGTACCGCTGATATAACCCGTTAGGCATCAAGATACCATCTACACCGCTAACGGCTACGCAGTCATTTCCATACGGCACGGCCTGATTAAACGCCATCGCTTCAATCGCTGCTTGCCCTTGGTTCCAAAGCTCTGGAATCAGCGAATAGGTTCTACGGTAGACTCCAATAATGTGCGAAGCTTCTTGTTCCGAAATCTGTACATTAAAGCTTTTAAGTTGCGTCTGGAATTTTTTTGCACCCATTCCATAGCCAGAACCAA